TTTTTTTTATCCGCCCTACACTACCTGATTATCTAGTAGTCTTAGGAACTGGTCTCTTGTCATTGTACCACCCGCTGCACACTTATGACCTCCACCATTATAGTTTTGTTTCATATAATCAGCAAGGTTTAATCCAGTATCACCTTCACTATACATTGAAATTGAATAGTACAGCCCGCCGTTTTCATCATGCCTTAAGTTTACGCACACTGTAATATCATAATCTCCATATACTGACTCGAACTGCTGGCTTCCAAATTCCTGAGTCAACATACAAATTCCCTTATACTTACCACCTACTACTACTGAAAACGCATGAGACTTAACGGCGGCTTTATGACGTTTCTGATTATATACTGTTATCTGCTTACCAGTCTCTAGTATTTCTGCAGTGAGTGGGGAATTATCTATCCTCAGCTTGTCAAATACTTGGTTAATGGAATTCAAGACCATGCCATACTTAGTACGAAGGCCAAGTTGGAATGCTAGTGTCTCTTTGTCCCATGAAAACCGACTCTTATCCCAAACATCATATGCAGATACTAGCCTCACAGCTTTCGGAACAATACTATCAACACCATACATAAATTTCCAACATAACTCACACGCACCAAGACCTATCATTCTAAGGCCATCCATGTCATCGTAAGAATGTTCCTTAGCTGTATCAATCGCCCCTATGTGATGATCAATCCAGATAGCCCTATAACCACCTGATAACTCCTTAAGCCTTTTCATATCCTCTGGTGGAAATGATATGTCAACTAGAAAAACATGACATAGCTCATCCTTACCAATCTTAGGTAGTTCTGGAATGCTGTCTCCATAATTCCAACCCTTTGTCAATACCTTTTCATATCCAAGCTCTCTTACTAGGTAGTCTTGGATAATCGCAGCTGAAAATAACCCATCATAATCAACTCTATGATATACGATAAATCCTACAGTTTTCTTCATCTTAAAAGTCCTTATCTCTTATTAATTCACGTACTCTATCTTCTAATAAGGATTCTGCGATTGATTCTAGCTGAAAATTACCACTACAGTACACATAATAAACATTACGTACTGTATCCCAATTCTTAGCTGTAAAATCTTCAATCAGGGCTACATTTTTTATTGCTGCTCTTAAGCTCATCAATTCTAGCTCATCTTTATAAGCAACTCTAACTTTTCCAGCATAGGATATAACTGATGTTCTAGCTAGCTCACTTTTAAAACTAATCTCACTCACTAAGTCTTTAATAGTCTTAATAGAATAACCACAACTGCGAATTATATCTTCGCAGTCTTTTTTCAATAATCTAATTCTTACTACCATAACTTGAAATTTATATTAATACTTTCTTACTAATAAGGAAATAATACCTAGGGAGTAACAAAAATGTAGCCTAACCTCACGGCTAAGCTACAAATAATGGCTTTATTAGAAAAAATCCCCTGATAAGAGTATTTCTCATTAATAAGAAATCTAGGGGATCTCAGGGTGCAAAAAAAAACATAGTCGACCCATCACAGGCCAACTATGTAATCTAACAACAAACTTCTGAGTACAAATCATTTATCACTAATAAGGAATCTACCCTGTCCTGTAATACCTTTTTTCCAGTACCTACCTTTTCTCTTTTCAAATATTTCAGGTGGCACCGTTACAAATCCAGTACTGCTTGCTTTTAGATATTCAGGTTTCTCGCCCGGCTTGATATTAAAAGATGTATTAATCGACACACTAATTAGGTCTTCTAGTTTAATTCCATCTAGTGCAAGCGGACAAATACCTAAACCTTTCCAAGTAAAATCCAAGATCAGATATATACTCCCATTCTGGTCTAGTAGTTCAATATCATTCCTCTTAATTGAACCGGGAAAAGACTCTCTAACTACTGACCAACTAAGATATGTACCCCTCGATAGTTCATTATACTTATCTAGGTCTGTACTAATTATATCTTTCTTCAGACTAACCTCAAGCTGTGTAAGTAGTAACTCTAAGTCTAAATATAATACCGGTCTACCTGTCCAATCCAAGCAGACTGTATCAGAATCTACATACCTAAATCCAGGGAGTTCTACAATCATATATCTAATACTACCTGTCTTCCCTGGTACTATAGACTTATCATACGTACTTAAGTTAAACGGATCAAAATCATCACATTCCAGACTAGTACTAATCCAACCTAGGCCAGCTGAGAATACGGCAAGGAAGTTTTGATACACAATACCCAACTCCTCACACTGTTCTTTATTCATCAACCTAAACTTACTAGGCTCGTCAGATAGTACTTGCATTACTACTATTGACTTGTCGGGGAAGTGTTTTATCAGCCTAAATATCAAATCTGAGCCTGACATCCTTAGCTTATATAATTCACCTTCCTTCAGAACTACACCCTTACTGCTCGGTGCTTCTATACCTTCTAGTTCATACTCTATATTTGGTAAGCTAGACCTGATAGATACTGCTCTGACTTTTTCTAGGTACCTTCTCTTAGTGCTAGTATAAAGTATTTCGCCGGTTTTCTCATTGTACTTGTATGTAACGTCTCTTATCTTATCTTCTCTATACATTACTTAAGCGCATCTGGTACAAATTCAGTATTACTAAGCAAGAGGTTTTCAGATCTCTTACTCAATTCCAACATCTTTGCTGACATTTCCTTATTAGCCTTCACAATCTCAGCGCGGTCATTATCCCTCTGCTCTTTGATGTGTGCTAGCTTTTCAGTTGTGTCAGAGAGGGCAGTAAATACATCATTCATTGCCTTCTTGTAAGTCTCGACATCAATAATACTTCTACTTCCCTCCACTAAGATCTTACTTGTTGTTTCCTTCATCATCTTAGCATTATTCAAGGTAAGTTCATTGTTGACATCCTTGATCGCCTTCTGAGTTTCAAGCACTGCCCTTTGTTTCTGATTCATAATGGCAATAGCGATCGATGTCTCCCAGTTTGGTATGATCGTCCTATAGATTTCCTCATTATTTTCACGCAGTCTCTCATTATTCTGCCTCATCATTCTAATCTGAGGGAGGTCGAGATTGTGTGTTTTCTGTCCGGCCATAAATAAGTCGAATGAATGTCTGTCTATTTTTTCGACGAACTCACGCTGCTTATCTAATTCTGACTGACTGTGAGATGAAGGATCTTGCTCGAATTCCTTTAACATCTTCTGCAGCTTTTCTGTCTCGTCGTTATATAAGACAGCAAGTGCGACTACATGAACGCCGTAATATTCACACAACTCCTCAGCCCTTTGTTCCATTAAGACTAGAGAATTCATGTCACTATCCAAGTCTACCTCCATCTCTTTGACTTTGGCGATGATCTTGTTAACGTCATCCTTACTTGATTCGTACCTAGCCATGATCTTATCTGCTGACAATACCGCTGGTGTACCGAATACTGGAATCATAGCAACAAACTTTCTCCAACCCTTCATAGTACTTGGATCTTTCAGCTCGTTCTTTCTGATTGTACTGATAAGCTCTTTTACATACCTACCAGCTTCACCAGCCTTATCTAGCTTATTGAGTTCCAGCAAAGTACTAACACAATCACTGCCTGTACTTACTATATCTGAACCAAATTTCTTAAGGCTATCAGAATCAGTTATACCCTTTGTGATATCCCTGCACCTCTTGATAGTCTGGTCGTCAAGTCTTGTTACATCTACTTTGCCCTTATCATCAACTGTTCTACCTGCTTTGATAAGTGCTTCTTCTTTTTTCTTAATACTTAGGTTTCCCATAATCTCATTTAATAATTGATTTAATATATTTTGTTAATTCTTCCTTCGATAGTTCATTGAGATCTACCCGATGATAATTCTGTAAGTTGCTCTCCTTTGCATCCAACACTATGAATCTACCTGTTACTGGATGAACACCAAAACCAATGAATGGCGTATTTCCATTTAGTCTAGCAAAGATATAGTCAAGGCAAGAGTTTTTAACACGCACCTTTGGAACAACTCCTAAGTCAATTCTAGAATTACTAAATTGTCTATTCCTATAAATCCTATACCCATTTTCTTTCAGCATCGGATAAATAGTACTCTCTATCATAATAGATAATTCAAATCTTAGTTCTAGTAATCTTTGTTCATACTCAAAGAACTTAGTACTATCATATATAATACTTAGTATCTTACTTAACTGATCCACATCTTCTGGACCTAGTAAGACTTTTGCATCTAGCCCCATATAGTAGTTAGTTGCATCGTAATAGTACTTAGTAAAATTGTAAGTCATTATATTATTATTAACTACTACCAGCTCTAAATTTTCCTTTTTCTCGTCTGTATAGATTTCAACTACTATTCTTGAATCTAGAATACTCATACCTTTCTCTCGTAGTACTGTTAATAATAGGTCCCCTTTGTGAGTGGATAGTTCAGTACATTGAAAGCCTGTTCTTAGTAAAGTATTAACTACATCACTTATTGGATCTCTTCTTCCAATATGTTTTATTCTTAATTCTTCTGTTAAATTTCTCATACTACTAATAAGGAAACAAGAGGGAGAGAATATTACTACCCTCTCCCATGATCATACTCTATACTAACTCCTTAAAATAATACTCTGGATCTCTCTCATTGTAGACCTCTTTCATCTTATCCAGTGTTAGCTTATTACCATACTGCCTTATAAAATCTGAGAACTCCTGACCACTCATACTGCCTTGCTCACCTAACTTGATTGCTGCTTTCTTAATCAGTTCTTTCTCATTACTCAATACAGACCATACATAATCCATACCTTCCTTGATAAGTTCTAAGATTCTACCATCACCTGTTGACTTATTTGTTACCATTACATCTTTACAATCAAGACCATTACTTATGCTACCATTCTGCTCAACATCTCTATGTGATAATGGTAGTGGTAAGTCAAATCCACAATCCATAACAGCACTACTAAGCTCTTTCCACAAGCTCCGTATATCACTACTGCTACCAAGTAACCACATATCTGGATTACTATAGATTACTCTCTCTGCTTGATATCCACCTAGTGAAATTCTGACCTCATCTAAGATATCTCTCCTACAGTCTATTTCTCCTGCAAAACGTCTATCATAAGTACTACAAAATCCACCATGATCAGTAGAAACACTAACTATATTATCTGGTACTTCGCCCTTACACCAAGAGTACATAATCGCATGGCCAATTTCATGAACCGCACAAATAAATCTTTTCTTTCTATTCTCTGGGCATCTTTCCTTACCAAGTTCTAGTTTCTGTTCTACTATCACTTCCTCTGCCTTATCGAACTTGAGTCTAATATCGACGCTAGGTAATCTAAAATCTCTGACACCACCAACAACACCGATACAGACTGACTTACTACGACCTTTATGTTCCACTACCTTAGAAAGATACGGTGTAATAAGAGTGTCAATACTACTGAGAACTGGCCTTACACCTTGCGTCGGATATACAGACTCGGAATACAGGAGGTCTTTCATACTCTGCTCGAATACTACCTTTATCTTATCTACCTCTGAAAATCTGTCTAAGATCCTTCCTATTTCTAAGTCAATAATCTTCTTAAAACTATCCTTGCTCAGTGTTGGGTACTTGATTATATTATTACCAAGTCTTCCAATCTGTTCAGGCCTATATCTCTCCTTAAGCGCTTCTTTGATGTCAGTTGTTGTTACTCTACTAGTAATATCATAGAATAAGTCTGCATCAATATCTGGGCTTATATCAGAACTGTCCTTGTATGCCTCATCTAAGTTACCCAAGATAAATACAAGCGACTTACTACAATCAAGTTTACGAGAAGAGGCTGCAAGTTTCTTAATATCCTCAAGTCTCTCCGCTAGTTGACCTATTGTATACTCACCTGATATTAATTCTTTTGCTACCCTACTACCCAATGCATCACTCTTATTGTTAAGCCTCCTAATAATTGTCCTAAGATATCTACTAGTCAATACTTCAAGTGGCTTATTCTGATCTTCTGTATTGTCCGTCTTAATAGAAGGTCCCCTATCATAGTGAAAGAACATAATATTTAGAAATGCAGATACATCATCAGGAGATTCAATATGATTATCCTTGATTATAATATGCGGTAATGACTTAGATGTATCAACTAGTTCATCTATAAAATCACATAGGTTACTGAAATCATAGTTATAATCATTGATATCTATAATACCACTATCTAAGATTGACCAGATAGGGCGAAGACTTGGTGCTACTTCTTCTTCACCAGACTCATTAATAGTTCTTGCATACTGAAATTCATCAAACATAAATACAAGACTATTACTGCCGGAAAATCTATCACCACTATCAGACTCTTCAGACTTACCAAAAGTATCCATAATGTCCGTGCTGATAGATTTATTATTATCTCTACACTCACCACAATCAAATGAAATTCTTACGTCATCTAGGTATAACAAGCTAATCAATCTCTTAACTACACTTGTCTTACCAGTACCTGTCATACCCCAAATAGATACAATGGTCGGTCTAGTAATAATCTCTGGCGTCACATACCAAGCATACACACTAGCACCAAGTTGATCAATTATATCATCAAGACCTACAAATTCACGCTTAAGTTGTACAAGTGCTGAATCTAGGAGTTTAATTCTATCCTTTCTCTTACTTGGTACTCTATTAATATTCAATTTCTCCATCATCTATACTATTATCAATTAAACTTGAACCACCAAAATTATTGTAGAGATATGTTTTCCAATCCCTCGCACTAAACTTACTAGACTCAACTATATAAGACCTACTAAGCTCTGCCAGTTCTTTTGCAAACCTATCAGCACCTACCTTATCTTCTGCCTCTGCCATAAGACTAACCTCACCAACTAATGTATGAAGTGTTATTGTAGCAGTGTAGATTGCATATTCTTCACTACTAACAGACTTACTAGATAGCTCACAGAAATACATACCGCCACTCTCTAAGAAAGATTCACTATCTAAGATATTAGTAGTCTGATAATATTCATAACCTTTATCACCAGTTGACCAGTAAATAGTTCCACTAAAGTCAGCTAAGTATGTCTGATTGTCTCCTACCAGATCGCTAAAAGTATTCGATCCAGTTTCTTTTAGTAATTCTTTTAGATACCTGAAATAATTATCCATGTTTTTATTATTTAATCTTCACTAGTAAGGTATTGAAGTGACCTAGACCCCTTAATTGTAAGTATGTGGATAAAAGCAAAAATAGAAAAAGAAAATGATGATTACTATTTGAGACATTATTGTATTAGTAATAGTGATTTGGTAAGAGTAGTAGTACACACAAAGACTAGGAAATTTTTAGAGCCCGGTATTATTATCCTATCAGTTGACCTAAAGGATGGTAAGGTAAGACCAATCAGGAGGACAGCACAGAAAGGAGTTACTAAGGATTTCTTCACAAGTCTTATGATAGAATTTCAAGAAGTACAAGGTAGAACTGTATTGATGTATAAGACAGGTAATTACTTTGATAGTAAACTTGAACTTGTTTGGGGTTGTAGTAAGATAAAGAATAGTAAGACACCTAAAGACTTAGAGGCTTACTATCATAAGCTATATAAGACTATTTTCAAAGATGGACAAGAAGAAGATAATGTTTGAGCTTACAAGAGTGGGCAACGATAAATTCCTCCTTACAAAACTTCCAACAAGGTTACCTAATACTGGAGGTAGGTATGTTTTTATAGACACTAACGGGAAATTTTGTGAGCCTGGATATATAACGGCCTACTTTGAAGATTCTGATAGAGGTGCGATGTATATAGGCAATAAACTTAGATATGAAAAAGTAGTAATGGCTGGATTATATTCTACTATTGACAGCTCACCTATAAAAAGTACTTGGTATCTATTATACTACGACTTCAAAATTGGTGGTCCAGATACAGTTACCTTAGATGTTATATGGTGTTTTAGTAAGTACCGTGAGAAAGGAGTTGGTGAAAATATCTACAAAAATATACTAGATGGCCTGTGGGATAATATACGACAAGCAGTAAAAAACTATAAAGCAAGAAAATATAATGCTAGTAGAATTTGATATAACGAAAGAAATAGGAGGTAAGTTCTATCTCGAAAAGAATAGAGTAATAGGAGACAGTGAACACTATAGGCCGGGCATGGTTTATACAAGGTTAAGAGACAAAGATTATATGTCTGGATACCTAGTTGTCACAGAGAATAGAACACGTTATTTGTTTGGTGGTAGAATAGAAGACCTAGATTATTTCTTCTACGAAAATCTTAAGGCTAATATTATAAAAATAGCCAGAGGTAGTACTAGATATAGCCTCTACTTGCTCTACTATAAATTCAACAGACAAGATTACGTAAATAATAGACCAACAGAACTAAGAGTGGTCTGGAGTTTTAGTAAGTATGAAGAAACAGGTAGGGGTAAACTAAAGGAAGAGATTGACGAACTGTTAAAAACTGCAACAAGGATAGTGGAAGATGAGAAACATAGTTCTTAAGATAACAAGAAACAGTGAATCTAGTTTTTCAGTGTGTCGGAAAGATGGGGAAGGTGCTAATCTAGATTTCTTATCTAGTTGGGATACAGTTAATGCAGAGAGAATAGATGGAGGAAAGTCGGTTAAGTCAGGCTATCTATATATTATCGCAAGACCTGATAAGTGGGTATGTACTAGTGATTGTATATTTGGCCTGAACGATAGTAATGTCTTCTTATCGGTAAACTGTGAATATGTTAACCACGAATATCCAACTATCTACTTGCTACATTATGAGTTTGACTGGAGAAAATTACAGGGACAGAAACATACAGAACTTGATGTAGTATGGTGTTCTAGTAGTTACCTGATAGATTATACTAGTGGTTATGAGAAGTATAAAAGTAGGTTAATTAATGATATAGTAAAAACAATTTGTAAGTATGAAGAAAAAAGAAAAAATAGAGCTAATCCAAGACATACTTAGTAGATTGTGTTTCGGACTCAAGGTAGAAGTTAGTGGAATCAGGTATACATTAACTAGAGTCTATGTACAACCACTCTATAATCACACAAATCAAGCAAAAGATGTAACCGCCTTATGTGAATTCTTAGGTGATGATGAATATGTAAGTGTTGAAAATGTACGACCTATTCTTAAAAGGCTAGACGACATAGAAGAGCGTGACTTGATTGATTATAGGGAGTATAGTGGTGACAAGACAGCAACAAGAGATGATATACTACGAATGGACAGTCAAGAAAAACGAGATTGGTTGTGTAGTAGGTTCTTTGATACACGAGGACTAATCGATAAGGGACTAGCAATTGATGAAAGTACCTTAGGAAGTCGTGAGTATGGATATGATCATGAAATTTAAAAACAAAATTAATATATGAGAACTTTATTGATCTTAAGAGGTTGTATGGGTAGTGGAAAATCTACCTTCATCAAAAACAATAACTTAACAGATTATACACTTTCTGCAGATGAAATTAGGTTGATGTTCCATTCACCTAGTATGACGGAAGATGGTAGTATGTCAATAAGTGCAAGGTCTGATAGGGAAGTCTGGAATACACTACACAAGATGCTAGAGGCTCGTATGACGTGTGGTGATTTTACAGTAATTGACGCAACCCACAAAACAAGTAAGGCAGTATCTAAGTATTTGGAACTAGCAGATAAATATAGATATAACTGCTACCAACTTAACATAGAGGCAACATTAGAAGAATGCCTAGAGAGAAACAATCTGCGTGACCCAATAAGACGAGTACCTGATTCTGAAATAACCAGGGCATATGAGATATTACAGGCCAATAAACTATCAAACCGGTTTAAACAGATTAGTAGTATCGATGAAATAATAAACTACTATGTCACGGATGTATCGGCCTATAAAGAAGTCAAGATAATTGGAGATGTTCATGGTTGCTATACTTGTCTAAAAGAGGCAGTAGGTGAAACATTGAATCCGGATGTCCTGTATGTATTTGTCGGGGACTACTTTGATCGGGGTATTGAGAATAAGGAGATGTATGATTTTCTAGTACAGCACCATAAAGATAGAAATGTAATACTATTGGAAGGTAATCATGAAAAGCATATATGGAAACTTATTAATGGACTGGATATAACCTCTAGTGATTTTAAGGCAACACTGGAAGAAATAGAAAAGTCATACCCAAGAGATCAAGTAGTAAAGAATCTAAAAGAAATATACAACAAGCTACGTCAATGTTTCGCTTTTGTACATAAGGGGCAGAAATACCTAGTTACACATGGAGGCCTCACTGCAGTTCCTAATCTAACCACTATCCCAACAATTAATATGATAAAAGGAGTAGGTGGATATGACATGGAGGTTGATAAGATCTATGAAGAAAATTACTTGCTAGGGAGATGCCAAGACTTCATACAGGTACATGGACATAGAAATACAAACCCAACAGAACACTCTATTTGTCTAGAGGATAGTGTTGAATTTGGGGGAAACTTGAAAGTATTGTCTATTACAGAAGGAGACCGAGAGCTACTATCATACGAAAATAAAGTGTTTAGCGTAGAGAGACTAAATAATTTTCAACAGGCAGTCTATAAAGTAGATGATCCTGAGGTTTGTAAGATGATGAATAGTAGGCTGGTCAATGTCAAGGGATGTAAGCATAATATGTACTCACTGAACTTTACTAGGAATGCATTTATTGGCAAGAAGTGGAACCTAGCAACAATCAAGGCAAGGGGACTTTTTGTAGATAAAAATACTGGTGAAGTTAGGATGAGATCTTACGACAAATTCTTTAACCTAGGCGAACAGAAAGAAACTAGGGTGGAAAACTTAGAAAAATCACTTGTGTTTCCAGTTAAAGTCGCAGTCAAGGAAAATGGATACTTAGGAATTATGTCTGTAGTAGATGGACAGGTAGTATTTGTATCTAAGACAACAGATAGTGGACCTTTTGCTGAGAGATTTGAAAGAATATTTAATGAGACAGTGAGTAAGCATGACGCCGACTTTCTTAAGAGTTTACTAAAGAAGGAGAATGCATCGGCCGTATTTGAAGTAATTAGCCCTACTGAAGATCCTCATATCATTAAGTACGAAAAAGAAGAGGTAGTACTTCTGGATATCCTACATAATAAGTTAAACCTGGAGCCGGACTATCAAACTGTGTCAGATAAGTTCAAAGAGGTAGTAAAGAAGAATACATCTATCAGAACACCAAATGAATTTACTATCCACGATGATGATACACTGTGGGACACTATCGCATTATATAGTGTAGATAATTGTGACATAGAAGGATTTGTAGTGACGGATGCAAGAGGATTTAAGTTCAAAGTTAAATTTGATTACTATAACTTCGTAAAATCACTCAGGAGAATTATGCAGGTCTATAGGAAGTGTAAGAGAGATGGGATAGAATTTAACGACAGAATATGTAAGAACGATGTGCAGAGGATGTTTGTTAAGTTCCTTGATAAGCATGATGACGGTAACAAATCTATTATCGACTTGTATGAAGAATTTGAAGAAGGTAGGATGTGAATATATAATTAGTGCAGCGGTCTATAGAAAAGAACCTAACATGCCAGAGGAATTCAGAGTAATGTATAAAGATCCGAGCAAGTGGGAAGAGTATGGCAAGGTTGATGATATATACTTCATTGAGACCGCTAGGAGACACCCGGAAATCATGCATAGATGGCGCGATGAACTGTGCAGAGAAAGACAGGGATTTTATACTTCACACGGTAGATTTGTTGATAGAAAAACTGCACTACAAATCGCGCTAAGATCAGGACAGGTAGAGCCGGGTAAGATTAGCGGTGAGTTATTGTTTTCTGAAGATTTGTGGTAATGAAAAAAAAAGAATAGTATAGTTTTACACTATACTATTCTAAAAATTTTTACTACTTCTTTATGAAAGTAACCCTCATAGTATTTACGTCTACTATAATCTTATAATTACCTTCTTCTGTTACTTCCCATTGATTATCTTGATTTGTTCCTACTATCATCTTCATAGAACTACCATCAGTTTTGATTGGGGTAGGATGCACATTAGCGAAATTGGCAACTGTAACAGTTGTAGTTACACCATTTTCCGGCATCAGATAACTTGCCTGATTGAAATTATAATCACCAAAGATATAAGGGAATTTAAGATAACCCTTAGTCAAATGACCTTCCCAAACAAAGTGATTTGGATCATCTGCTGCATTATAGCTAAATGCAAGGGGCATAGTAGCAGTATAGTTCTTAAGAGGTGTTGCAGAACCAAACAACCATAATTTATTAACAGTTTCCTTAGAACCATCAGATTTTGTAATTTGTAATGTAGGCAGTGTTCCAGTGTAAGGCTCTACTGTTACCTTATTTGTACGTACATTAACTGTAATCTTGTTAACACCTGCATTTACTACTTTCCACGTATCATCACCACGAAGTGAATTATCATAAGTAGAATAGTATGAAGTAGTTTCTCTATCAGTATCAGCTCCAGACTTACGCATGAGCCCAGCCCCTTCATAAAGACCATTGTTAAAGAAATAGAACTTAAATGCTCCGTTACTTCTACTTGGTGTTTGATAATTTGCATCTGGACTTGAAGGACTATATATTTGTGTTGGTGTGTTACCTGAACCCAATGCTGGGCCAATGTATGTAAATACACCGTTCCCTTCATTCTTCATCTTTGCAGTAAAAGGCCAAATACGTGTACTATCACCTCTCACTGTAGATTGTGCCCAACCAAATGGAGTAGCGTCACCAATAATATATAGATGATCTGCATCTTTAGTCCATTTAGCCATATCACCGAGGTTATAATAGTTATTCTCTGATTTAGCATCAAAATTATTCTTTGTGTAGATGCTGCGTACAGTAGTTACATCACCCTCCATGTTCTTATTTTTACCAATAAGAGAGATAGTTACTTTATCATATTTTGTTTCAACCAAAGGCATATAAATAACGCCTTTACCAAAACTCTGTGGATCCCTATCTGACAATGTAAGCCATGTATTTCTGAGCATACCTGGTGTATACTTCTTAGTAGATAGATTGTATGTTGCACCATCATAATAACCATCAAATGCCCCTTTCTTTACACTTTGTGTTAATGAAACACTCTGATAATCATGCATCATATCACGAAAGTACATCGTCATAGATGGTGTAACGTCAAGTGTACATTCCATCCTCACTGGAGAACCATTATTTGCAAGTTCTGGACATTTATCTATCTTACCTATACCTGTAAAGTTTGTATTAGTAAGTACTGCAGTATTCTTATCGGCATCTCCCCATGCAAAGCCTGCATTAGCTGGATTAATATAATAAAAATTTACTTCATTATGGTTGGTTACTGTAGGTTTCTCTTTTGAAGCAAAGAGATAAATTGTATTACCAGTAGACCATTTAGCATCAGTAGAAGTAAATGTAGCGCCTGCACCATTCTCATCAACTGACTGACATACAAATGTGCTGACAAAGTCTTTAATTGGATCATATGTATAAAGATAATCTCCTACTGTCCAAATATACTTGTAATTTGTTATCTTTCCAGTTGTAGGATAAGTAACGGCTCTACCTGACGTTACATTTACGTCGTAATCACCTACCACTGTTGCACGTGTTCCTGGCTTCTGTGGGTTACTTACATGAATAGTTACTACATTACTGTTCTGTTCCGTAGTCTGAGCACCTTCAATAACATCATCTGAACTACATGCTGTTCCAATTGATACTACTGCAAGAGCCATCAACAATTTTACTGTTAGCTTTTTCATTTTTCTTGATTTCGTTTTATTAGTTTTATTCATTATTAATTTCTCCTAAACATTAATTCCAACCTATTTCACCCCAATCACTATTATCAGGGTCATCAGAAGGCATTACACCATTCTCATCCTTATTCTCTCCACCATTTTCCACTTCATGGAATTTTACGGTAGAAAGTCCCATAATAGGTTGTTCTACATTTGTTTTGTAAATATTTGTTTGTGGTTTAAAATAACTCTTTTTCATTTCTTTGATTTTTTAAATAATTAATTGCTATCTATAAAATAAACACTAATTTCTCTACTTATAAGGGATTTAGAGCATAATTTATGACAGGAGGTCTCAGTTTTCTTGTGGTGGCGAAAAAATAATAAGAAAGAATAGTAGGTAGATTTTAAAAAACTACTTACTACTCTTTTTTTGTCTCCTCCATTACTTAGGAGGAAGAGGACATACATTAGCCTCATCAGATCCTGCAAGGTCCTCTAAGGTAGGTTTTTTACATCCTGGACCAACTATATTATCATTGCTCCAACTACTACCTTCCTTGCTGCTTGATAAGACTGACTTCTCCATTTCTACTCCATATACCTTAATACTTGGAGCAATGTAAAATTTCTTCATGTCTTATTGTCTTTAATTTAAATATGTGTGCTCAAGACAGGGATCGAACCTGCACGATAATTAGTCACTAGATCCTAAGTCTAGCGTGTCTGCCAATTCCACCACTTGAGCAATAATAAGCAGGGTTTTTATTTGTGAGAGGTTGTTTCATATTTTATCACTACTTCAAAAGATCAGCCCTGAAGTACTGAGGTTATCAGCTGCTTAACCTATGATTTATACCCTGCTATGCCCTCTCATACATACTTTATAATCAAAATAAAATACCTTTGAGGGAATCAGAGACTTCACTAAGGTAAGTCATCAAAGTCGGTTAGGCCTTGATTCACCAGACTCACCCTAGCTTATCTCCTTTCACTGCCGACCAAAGCAGCTAATCTTAATTTCCGAAAGCACTATTACCCCGAAATCCCTCACATATAAGATTTCTAAAGGATCTCACACGCAAAAACTACACACTTAGAATCCTTATTAGTAAGAAATAAAAATTAAATGATATGATATGAAAACATTTGCAAAAGTAATTAGAGAAGGACAGAAATTTTATATTCAACATACACCAAGTAGAGGTAAGTATGATAGTATGGAGTCTGTTATTGGAGATGATGAAATAGTCGTTAAGATGCAAAACAACAGGAAGGAGTATGAATCTGGGTACCTATATATTACCAAGAACCTGTCAGATGAAAGTATGTGCGTCTCCAACTTTATACTACAGAATAGATTAATAGGGTTGACTAGGGCTGGCATATATAATCACTTAAAAGAGGTTAAAAGTGGTTGCGAGGTATATATAATGTACTACGACGCAAAATTATATGCGGGTAAACCAGTTAAGTTAGACCTGATATGGGCATCTTGCGTAATAGACCAAGACCTAGATAATGACAGTAGAATAAAACTGTCGAGGGATGTCGCAAGATTAATCCCAAGATACAGTGAATAAATAATAAAAGATAGAGCAGTATTTTAAGCTGCCCTATCTAATTTTTTCTTATTTCTGAGATAGTATTTTGAAACCGTGGACCCTCTTCCAATCAGAATTTCTTAGCATACACCTCTTCATGTCAAAGAATTCATCTAGATCTGTTGCCTTAGGATTGGCCCTGTAATCTATCTCTTTATAAATATCTGCAATCTTAGATTTAATATCACTACAAGCATAAGACTGGCCAACAATAAACTCGGCATACAATCTCTCACGTATCTTAGCCCTGTCAAAAGTCATTACATTCAACTTCTTATCTAGTAGATATGCATTATACCACACCGCTTTGCATCTATCAATTCCTAGAAGGTTAATGTAGTCGATAAACTTCTTCTCATCTATAAATTGTAAGATAGAGGTATTACCTACCTTCTCACAGTGTTCACAAAGGTACTTGAGCTTATATTGCCTTTTTCTTTGCTCCTTATAGCCTTTGAAAAACTCCTCTAATTCTCTTTGATCTACCTCTGGAATATCTTGCAAGTCTATACCAAATAAGTTCTTAACATGCTTCTTTATGTCAGATACTCTATAATATAACATACTAATTATTATATCCTCAGGATTACCATTGAATACCTTAGAGAGTTTTTTCCAATTGTGTAGAATTATTGGCTTATATAACCGAAGATAAAGTTTAGTGTTCTTTCTAGGTTTCTTTATTCTACTACATAAGCAAAGAATATCCTCAACTGTACTAAGACTATTAATGAGCTGGACAACCTCAGGGTCTCTTATAAAAACTTCTCCTCTATTCTTCTTATACATTTTGTCCTTTAGGTAACCGTGTAGAATAGCTTCACATCCCATATTAAAACCATCACCATCTAGAGTCTTAACAACCTCAAAAGACATGTTATGTGTAATATAACCTCCCAGCCTCTTGTTAAAGTTGTCTGAGAAACCAATCTTAATAACCTCTTTAATTTCAGCTCCGAATTTTTCTCGTGCTGTCATCTGAATAAAATATATCATGCTTCTTTTTCTTTTAGTATTTTAAAACCATTTACTCTCTTACCATCTACTGTAATTAGGCAAGGTTTAAGTTCGAAAAATTCTTCCAAGTCTGTAGCTTTAGGTGAGGCTTTATAACTCAGTTTCTTATAGATTTCTGATACCTTAGCCTTAATATCTGCTTTTGTATAAGACTTTCCAACCTCAAACACGTTACTTAGTTCTTCTCGTATCTTGGTTATATCAAAACTTAGGATTTTCAGCTTATTATCAAGTCTTCCTACATTATAGTAGTCTGATTTGCAACCCTTAAGACCTAGAATGTTAATATAATCACAAAACCTTTTCTCTTCTATGTGTTGTAGAATTGATAAATTTCCTACTCTTTCACAATACTCACAAAGATACTTTAGTTTGTACTGTCGACTTTTCTGTTCCTTATACTCTTTAAAGAATTTCTCTAGCTCCTCAATATCATCAACTCCACCTACCTTACCTAGCTCATTGAAAACAGTGAATCTATCAGAGTAATCAACTTGCTGAATCTCATAGGCTCTCATTTCCGATACCTTAACTAGATTATTGAAGACTGGCGTAAGTATTTTAGTATCACCAATCTTTTTCTCATTAACCGCTACAAAGTCATCCTTATAGTTGAATGTCTTTGCAAGTTTCTGATAAGCTACTGATAAGTCTCCCTTCTCTTCATTATTACCCTTCTGAAAAACTGACAATAGATTCTCCGAAGTTTTCTCCTTCTTTGCTAGCTTCTCATCAAATATCTCCTTCGCCTGTTTATTACCAGTTGCGATAGATTTGAAGAATAGGATAGCCTCATCTTTCCATGGATTCTCCCGTAATCTTTGGCGCCCTAATATCTGTGGAAGATCGAGGGTAATGTCAACAGCGAGAGTATCTATGTTTGCGTCGCTGATAATAAAACTCCTCGCATTATCACTGTAGAAATCCGCGCCAAGATATACGGTCCTGGTACAGAAGGTAAACATCTTCCTTGGCTCATCTCTTAACGGAACTGTACCAATCTTATACTTAGCGCCTAGGTTTTTCTTAATTCTTGTGACATTTTCAGGCGTATTAGCAACTAAGATATTTACTTGTTCCGGTGTTAGACCAGCTCTTTTAATGATACTGGTAATGTTATTGACTGAGTTAACATAGAAAACTGCTTCCTTCGATTCAATCTTCCTAACATCTTTCTCATTATCACTCTCTGGATCCCTCACATATCTATACTCAAATTTCCCATCCAAGTAGTCCTTAATGATAGGCCCTGCTTCCATATAGACACTCTTTAGGTTCCTTGTGATTATCTTTGGCTTACTAACACGGCATGGATCTTTCGCCTCCCAGTCAAGTTCGTAGTATGGAAGATTTTTAAACTCCTCCAACATGTCAAGGTACTTCTCTATCATAGGAGTTGCACTCACATAACAAACCCTCTGAATTCCCTGTAAGTTATCAACAAACTGCATCTCCGTGTCAGACTTAAACTTGCTATCGGTGAAGATACTTTGAAATTCGTCCACCACTATCTGAAAATTCTCTAACCTATCCTGATGCCTAATAATATCTTTAACAATCCGGAATGAATCATAAGTAACAAGGATCTTCACAGGCTTATTGTTTAACCTGCAAGCTTTGATGTAAAGACTAATTTTATAAGTTAACTCCTTGAAGAAATCCTCCCTCTGTTTTGCCTCCTTCTTGATCTTCTCTAAGTTAGGTTTCCTGTACCCAAACGTTCTTCGAACCCTTGGATACTTCGTTAGGTCCTTGTCAGTCCCTACCTCAGATTCATAGGTATTTACAACTAGGAATGTGGTGTCTGGATGTTGTTCGTACTTATTCTGTAGTAGGATCTTTCTGGGACTACAGAGAATAGTATCATCACTGTTTCTAATGCAGTACTCAGTATAACCACAACCTGGGATCTGCTTGTTGAGGATATGAGGAAAACTGTGAATCCTATAATCCTCCCATTCACTCATGTACCTGATTCCACTAGGTACTTCTAATTTTTGTTTTTCCATTAGTTTGAAATTTTTATAGTTAATTTATATACTGTGGTCTGAGGTGATACATTTAGCTGAAGCTAAGTATCACACTCGCTTGATTTCATCAATCACCTTTCAATGATAAGGATTTTATATTGCGCTATATGTAAAATTGTATTATTTGTTTGATCAATCATTGGAAGATACGTATAGTAATATATTTAGCTTCACAAAAATAATACACTTGAAATACTCGGGGATAATATTCCTATCAACATCAATATGGTCTCCGCTATCGCTCCGCCCCATAAAAATCCGATAGTGTATTCATCCCCTCTACTTCAAGTTCTTAGGCGAAGCCCTCAATACCGAACCGACGACTTTAGGAGGAGTGTGAAGGTTTGAGCAAAGAGCGAGAGGCTAGGGTGACAATATTAGAGAGCGAAGCGATATAATATTGGTGGCATAGACTTTTGGGCAGGCGGCCTCTCGCGAATTGG